AGAAAATTAAATGAATAATTTAAAAGTGTTAGGAAAAGGAAAAAGCAATTTTTCTGCTCTTACCATTATCGATGAGATGATTGGGCACCAAGCCCGGGGTGGCCCGGGGGGAGAAGTAGTCCTCTCCTTTAATTCCGTGAATCTTCCTTCTTATTTAAATAAGTATGTTAAGATTTTGGGATTAGAGTTGACTACATTTAAAGGTAAGGAACATTATAAGCTTATCGGTGGTATGTCTTGTTACGACGCCTTGTATCTGACTCGTTCAGTATACGAAGCATTGTACGACAATCTTCCAAAGTTTATGACATTCCCTATCGAAGAACAACTAGATTTTTATGTTCAATCTAGAAACTGGCCGACGCAAATGTTTGTTAAATTTGCGAAATATATTACCGTGTGGCCTATGGCACGGTACCTTCACCAGGACCTTCCTCAAAAGCCTTCCGGTTTTGAGGGCTCAGGCCTTGTATTCCGGGGTCACATCAAGAGACTTCTTAAAAGCCGTCTTGTTGCCCTGAATGATAAGAATACACGCCTGTGGCTGACCTATCTCCAAGGGGTGAAACGGGGAGCAGCCGTTGTTTCCAAGGATTTTATCCAAAGTTCAATGGTAGCCCACCGAACATCTCTTATGACTCCTCCTACGACTTCAGAGGATGTAATTCGCTCTTATGATCGTTATGTTGAGCGCGCTTTGTCAGACTTCTGGCCTCCCTATAAGTCTCTTAAGCTTCACGAGGCTTCGTCTTCGGCTTCTTACGAAAGTAAGAGGTCAGAAGGTGGGGCTCGTCAATTCATGATGGATCACTTAGTTTACGGTGACTCTAAAGAGAAACTCCCATATGCATCAGAAAGTCTGATTAATATGGTTGAAGTATCTCCGGGTCACGTTGTTGAGATGCGGGGTCTTTGGACTCCTCGACTCGACGACTTCGTTACCAAGTCTGATCCGCAAGATGGAAGCGTGGAGGTTAGTGCGGTCTGTGAGCCTCTCAAAGTGCGGTTAATATCGAAGGGGAATGCCTTTAATTATTATGTATCCAAGGACTTCCAGAAGAAGATGTGGTCGTACCTTCAAAAGTACGACCAATTCTCTTTAACTGGGAGACCCATGGACGCGTCTGATTTGCATGGCATTCTTATCCGCGAGCGTAATCTGAATTTATCTTTTGATAAGTGGGTCTCTGGAGATTATTCTGCTGCTACTGATGGTGTCGACTATCGACTGACCAAGAAGTTCTTTGAAGTTATGCTTCGAAGGGCTGATTATCCTAAGGAACTTGAAAAGGTTCTATGGAAAGTGATCGGTCTTCAGGAAATACACTATCCGAATTCATATAATAAGAATGGGACTCTGGATCCAATTCAACAGGCTAATGGCCAGTTGATGGGATCGCCTCTCTCATTCCCTTTATTATGCCTGATTAACTTGATCGCTTACTGGTCTGCTCTCGAGCAGTACCTTGGTAGGCCTATCAAGATGAGAGATCTTCCCGTTTTAATCAATGGGGATGATATTTTATTTCGGGCGAATGATGGTTTTTATGTGATTTGGAAAGAAAAAGTGGCGGAATGTGGCTTTAAGCTCTCTGTTGGAAAAAATTATATCCATAAGTCCCTATTGACTATCAACTCCAAGATGTATCGCTACATCATTGGTACTGATGGTCGACCGGACTTTCGTTTGATCCCTTTCCTTAACTGTGGTTTACTCACAGGTCAATCCAAGATTACTGGACGTGAGGTTCATCGGATGCTTCCTGTATGGTCCTTATATAATAAGACTGTACCCGAGGCCGCTGATAAACTTCGTGCTCATCGACGCTTTATCCATTACCATAAACAATTGATAATAGATTTCACCGGTTCGACGAAGAATCGGGTTGGAGGTAACTTCAACCTCTTTCTCCCAAGTAATCGGGGCGGTCTTGGTTTCGATCTTGTAATTCCACGGACGGAGTATAGAATAACTTCGTTTCAACGTCGTTATGCCACTTACCTAGAGAATTGCCTTAGAGCGAAGGTTCTTAAGGGTGAGGAACCTACTGGTTCCTCGATTGGTATGATTCGAAAGGATCAACCCTTAAGAAAGAGCCTGCTGGTCCATCATAATCCAGCTTTGGTGTTGGTCCCATCGGTCGGACCTTTAGAGAACAATTTAATTTCTTTTGAACCAAGAAAGATCGACTTCCCTATCCTTTCCGTCAAGAATGATCCTGAGAGACCTGAGTATTTCGTTCGACAACCTTTCAAGTTGTTGCGAGATTTTCGAGGTCTCATGATCAGTCCTGAGCGAATGAGTACAAAGAAGATTTTGTCTTGGCCATGGCGCTTAGTGGAGAAGGTGAACATCTCACAAGATGTTTGCACCACGCCTCAAACAGTCCCTTCAAAGGGTGACCATTTGGAATGTAAATCCAGTGAGAAGACCAGCTGTTTAAGAAAGCCGACTGGATGTCGTAAATCTCCATGGGGTCCTAAGACTAATGAGTCCAAAACGGTGATTTTCCGATATGGAGAATCTCAATATTTCCGTGCTAAATAATGTGCCCCGATTTCGATCGGGACCTGCCATTTAAAGGCCGACAGACTACACGGTCCGCTCTTCGGAGTATCTTAGGATGTATAGTCGCTCAATGCATGAGGTATCCCATACAATGCAAAAGAAAAATAATAAAAATAAAAATAAAAATAAAAATAAAATAAAGAACATTAAGAAGTCTGCGTCAGCCTCTTACCCTGTTGAACAAGCAATTGTCTCATCGGCAGTGACCCGCGTTAATGTTTCTCGTGACCCTGTCATAAGAAACATGGCGAAGGGGTGCCTGATTTGCCGCCGCGAGTTCATTCGGGATATTGGTGGTTCTGACGCTTACACGTCGGATTCTACTAAGATTAATCCGGGAAACCCTGATCTGTTTCCTTGGTTGTCTGGAATCGCAACTAACTATGAATCATACGAACCAAAGCGATTGCGGTTCATATTTGAGACTACTTCTGCTACCACACGTGGTGGCTCGGTGATCTTGGGTATTGACTACGATCCGGAGGATTCTCCTCCCCCAATTAAGTCGGATCTTCTAGCTTATTATGGCGCAAAACGTTCTGCACCTTGGTATGGATTCTCTATCGACATGGACCTTAAGAGGTTAGCCGAGAAGACCTTCTATACGCGAAGTCATAGTGAGCCTGATAACATCAAACTGTATGATCTCGGGTCTTTAGTGGTTGGTCGTGAGGGGACTGGGACGGGTTATCTGGGAGAACTTTGGGTCGAGTATGAGTTTCAACTTATACATCCTCAGAGGTCGGAACTGGATTATCCTGCCTGGGCCGCAATAAGTGCGAATCCCGGTGGTCCGGGAGCTCCGTGGGGAACTGGTACTTTAATGTACGGTAACCTCGGAGTTTCACAGGGCGCAACTAGCACTTACACGATCAATATTCATAAGGCCGGCTCGTATATCTTTATGATATACGCGGCCGGTATATTCACTACTGACGCGACTGCGGCTTACAGCTCCGATGGAGCTCATATTATCAGGACTAACGCCTTCTGGAACAGCGCTGTGGCTTATGCCGTCTTTGGCATTCAGACTCTGAGAGCGGGGAACTATTTTAGTATAGATTTCCGCCCTTCAGCGTCTACCTTGGGCCGGGTTGATTCGTGGCTAGTTCCTTGTGATTATGATACGGCCGATAGGTCGCATCCAAGTCCAACTTAATGTTCTGGACCTAGTTGGAATAATGTAAAGTTCAAGACTATTTATTACCTGAATTACTAAGAATCGATTAGTTTATCTAACCTATTCTTGACACGCATCCGGGGCTCTTCGGTGACGAAGAAATGAAAAATTGGAGTAATCCATGCCAAACGGTGTTCATATAATATTTTGTCGAGAACTTTCGAAGTTCTTCTCCCTCCATCTCATCGAGCAATCTGAAGTCATGGACCTTCGATAGTGTATTTGGAATCACTATCTTGGATTTATGATCAAGTTTTGCAGTCGGTCA